TTTAACTTCAGTATCTTTCTTATCAGCCTTAGTTTCGTCTTCCTCTTTTAACTTAGGCATAGCGTCAGCTGAACCTTGAGCTTTTTGTTGAGGATCACCAGAAACTTTTTTTGTTTTCTTTGTGGCATCCGGATTGCTGTCTGTAGATTTAACTACAGCTGGGCCTAAATCTTCTGCGTCATTTTTCAGAGCAGTCGGTTCAGATTTTACAGCATTCTTTTTTGGAGCATCAGCTTGTGGATTAGCAGCGTGAGCTTCTAATACAGCTTCTTGTTCCATCGCCTCAATATTATTTTTTGTTTCGGCCATTGAAAATCTCCTCTTTGGTTTTTATAAACGTTTATAAATTTTCCTATGTAAGTATATTTATAAGATTATAGTTTTTTAAGAAACGATTCGAAAACCTTTATTTTAGTTTCGTCTAAAGATCGCTGTCTTGCCATTCGAATTTGATTTTTCCAAGCTTCTATTTCTTTTTCCTTGAGAATACCATTTTCCCAAACCCAATTTCTACTCTCCATAATGCCTTCTACGAAAGCGTCAGGAGCAGATGGATCTGCGACAATATCAGCGGCTGTAGCTAAATAAAAGTCATCTTTTACGTAATTTACGCCGTTTCTTGCTACTATAGAACCCATACCTCGACTAGATACTCCTAATTGAGCACCTTCATCTATAAGACCTTTTACGATCTTACCATATGGTGTGTCTATAATTTTTGCTTCACCAATAAAATTATCGCCATCAGGTGTTAATGATTTCACCATATGACAAACTCTTTCGAGGTTAACTGTTGGTCCATCAGGATGTCCTAACTCGCCAAAAGCTCTATTTTTATTGATAAATTCTTTAGTGTATCTATTCACTTCTCTAACCAAGATTTCTCTAGGATAGACTCTTCCATTTCTATTTTTTACATTTGATTGTAAAAATACACCTCTAATTTTGTATTCTTTTTTACCGTTTTTTTCTTCTATAAGATATTCGGCATTTGTGACTTCTTCGGAAATAAGTTTCATATATTCTCTCTCTTACTATATTTATAAACTTTACTACCTAAACTCTATGATAATTGTATAATTATCACCATTAGCAAAGTTTTTTGTACTTAATAACACATCACCAGTTGGTGTAGTAGCGTTGTTTGGTATTTCATCTCCAGCAGGTCTAAAGTCAAAATGACCTTGGCCAGCTAAAAATATAGCAGTAGCATTGTTTGCTCCTGCCCATAATAACTCTATACCAGACTTTCCGTTTGATGTATTAATTGAATACCACAGTTTACTAATCTTTCTATTACCATCTTCGGTCATAAAAGTTAGCGCTGAAGCATCCACTTTTCTTACTAAATTTTCTCCTGTACCATCTGATAAGTTTGTAAGTTTAGTTACATACTTAACACCAGAGGTATCAGCAATTGTTTGTGTTGTTACTGTATCAGCCATTTGTATAACCCGATTCTTTGTGTGACTCTATAACCACATTGTATTTGGTTACACTTGAGTCACTTGTTAGTAAAATATTCCCTATTACGTCTTTTATCTTTTCTTCATTTGGCTTCAGACCGTAATTGCCTCTACCATTAATAATCACTTGTTTCGCTGTATTATCTTTAAAAAAAATAGTTACATTACCTGTACCAATAATCTCATATTGTACATTAGCAATAGAAACTTTTGGTTCACTTGAAGCGTTATTTGAATTAACAACATCAACAAGTGTTTGTCCTGTTTCACTACCTACACCACTAGCATTCACAATAATTTTAAAATTATCATCAACTAATTTGGTTGTAGATATTGTCATATTATCTAGTTGAAGATACAGCAGATCCTACAGCATTACCTGATGTAGTTATAGTATGTGATTCTTCTTTTTCAATAACTACACTATCTCCAGCAGTTACAAGTATCGTACTACCTATAATATCTGAACCTGCTTTAACAGTAACCGTATTGATAGCAGCTTGTGCTTGTATTCTCACAAAGTGAGCTCTGCCGAAATCTTGAGCTGTTATAACAGCACCAGCAGTAGTTGTAGCACCTTTTAATTTCATTGAACCTTGAAAAGCCATTTTATTTTTCTCCTAATTGTTCTTTTATTTCGTTATCAAAATATTCATTAAATTTTTCTTTATTAATATTATGAAATTCTGCCACCTTATTTACGGCATTCTCAAATTTTACTATGATATCACCAGTTTCTTTTTCAATTAACTTGGAGAGATCATTTACCGCTTCTTTCATTATAGGACTTAAATCCATAAATGATTGAGAATTGGTCAATAAGTTTTCTTTAACTATTTTGCTCACCTGCATCTTCATTACCTTGTGTTAAATCTATTTGGGCTTGACCGTTATTAGATACACTACCATCTCTATTAAAAGTTCCTGGATCAGTAATTTCAGGTTTTGGGTCGCTAAAAGATTGTGCTTCAACCGTTCCATTAAACATATTACTAGCAATTTCTTTTCTTTGATTATCTAAAGCGTCTGCTACTTTACCTCTTAAAGCATCCTTAAATGCTTCTCCAGCTTCAATACTATTGTTTACTGAAAGTTGGTCAATAAAGTTTTTTGTATTTTCATTACTCATTATATCTCCTTTTATCTGTCTTCTGTTGTGTCGATTGTTTGAATTGCAGGACTAGCAATAATACCATCATTAATTTCTTTTTTGATTTGTATATCCATATCCTCAATTTCTCTATCGTTTTGTTTAAGTACATTTTTTCTAACATACTGTACTGAATAAAATTTACCAATATAATCTCTCATTTCATTGGCCAAGGCTAATCGTTCTCTTAACATTTCTGTTTGCTTTAATTCAGCAAAATGACCATCTTGTAAGAAATCATACTGTATAGTATCTCTCATAGTATACCAATCATCTTCATTGATAATACCTTTTAGTATCAACTGTGTTCTTAATATATCATTAAACAATTCGGTAAACTTCTTTCTCAATCGTTGAACAAATTTAGTAAATTTTAATTCATCTCTTGTGATTTCTGAAGCTCTTCCAATATTAAACCCAGCTGAAGTTTCCAATCTACTAACCGGAACATTTAATGATCTATATAACTTACTTCTAAAATATTCTATATCAGCAATCTCACCTAAGTTTTGTCCGCCAGGTAATGTTGTAATATCTGTACCTCTGCCACCTTCTCTACTTGGTAACCAGAAATCTTCCAACATTGACATATAGTTTCTATCATCTCTGATTTCACCAGTCTGTGCGTCATAGACAAGTTTGTTTCTATATCTTGCCATTACATCTCTTAAATATTGTTCGGCTTTTACTTTAGGTAAATTACCAACATCAATTTTAAAAATTCTTCTTTCAGGTGCTCGAGCAATACGATAGATTACTGTAGCGTCTTCAATCATTCTTAATTGATTAACAGGTTTAATCGCCTTATGTAAATAAGACAACACCATATTTTTGTTTTGGTCAATCATTCCAGAAGGACAAAAAGCAATTGTATCAGGAGCAATTTTAAGACCCATTCCTGAAGTTGAACCTACAACACCCTTTTCATTATATAAAAAGTATTCAACAAATTCATCTACAACAGTTAAACCGTGTGGCACAGGACCATCTGGTCTTTTCTTTCTAATCTCTCGTATTTTTTTAACTTTACGAGGATCAATATATTTTAACTCTGTAATTCCTTTTACAGGCGATTCTCTGTCTATAATTTTATGGTAATAGATACGGCCATCTACGTACCATCTTCTAAAGATGTCGTGACCTCTTGTATTGAAGTTTAGTAATCTTAAAACTTCTTTAAATTCGTCTTCTATTTTTCTTCTTACGTCTTTACCATAAGGCAAGTCTGTTACATTTACTCTAACAGCATCCCTTAATTCATTCGCAACAATAGCCTCGTTAACGATATCTTCTATCGCCATATCACACTCCGGGTGTAAAGCTACTTCTCTATATCTTCGTATTAAGTCCGCTTCACTCTTAGCCGTACCTTCCATATCAAGGTATTGACCAAAGTAACCTCCAGCAGCAATAGTTTGTGTACCATCATCTACCTGGGTTGTTGTGAAAGCTTGTTGTGGATCTGTGGGTTTTTTTGCCCTTGTTATGGAAAAACCAAATAACTCCGCCATTATATTACTCCTTTTATATTATTTAATTGTATATTATAACCCTTGTAGAAGTTGATCTTACCATTGAACAAGTTAAACATGTTTCCAGATGAGAGATTTCTCTCTATCGACCACTTCTTTAAGTTTCTAATAACATATTTTTTATTATTAGAATCAGTTATCATATACTCACGTTTCGAGTTGGTAGTGCTTTGTTTATCACACGACTTTTTTGAACGACTTTTGCCTAACTTAGCAATTCGCATTTTTTCTTTAGTTTCAATACTATGCTTACGGCCCCAATTGTATCTGCTAGAAGTATATCTTCCTGCTTCTCGTAACTTAAAAAGGATTATGTCCTCTTGTTTCATTTGACCTGATAAACCTTTCCAGGCAACATAATCTTTCCAGTGGCCATATTTCACATATAGTCGTCTGTGTGCTTCAGCGTGTTTTGTAACACTCAATCGTATAGTCTTCTTTGTTCTTATACGATCAGCACCATTAAATTCTATTAAATGATGAACATGATATAAAGTCATATAGTTATTTATACAAGTTTTAAAAGAGGGGCCGGAGCCCCTCTGATATTAATATTAAGTTGTAGTATTTGTTTCGAAGTATTGATATGAAAAAGTAACGTCAAACTGTTCGATTAACGTTTGTTCGTCATAAGTCAAAGGAATTTCCGCCAATATAGTTGGGAAAACCCCTCTTAAAGTGTACGACTTAACCGTATTACCGTTTCTGTCCAAATGATCTACAAATGCATCAACTTGATAGTCAACAGGATTTGTTAATCCTTCATTGTCAGTCATATTGTTGATACCATTCTGCCATCTTTCGAAAGCATTTCTCAATTTGAAGTTTGTATCATTATAAGCTGTAACAGTCCAGTCAGCAATTTTTCTATCACCTGCTATTTTGATATTTCTACCTCTAAAAGGAATCTCAACGATTCCAATAGTCATATCAGGTATAGTTGTTGCTCGGCATAGGAATGCTAAGTCTTCTATTTCGCCACCAACTTGTGCGTAACCAGGAAAAGGCATTGTTACCTTAAACTGATTGGCTCTTGCGCCACCGCCAGCAAGTTTAGCTTTGAAGTCATTTATATTAGCCATTGTTTATTTCTCCTTTTCTAAACTTACCCACCAGCGACTTCGTCAAACGAAACGCCAGTACGTGTTGCTATGAATTGTAATGTGATAAAGTTGATGCTTCTAGCAGGCTTCACAAAGATTTCCGCTATAAATTCATTTCTATCAATTACTTCTCCAGTGTTATTTGTTTCATCACATACTACTAAAAAGTCTGTGATACCCCTTCGACCTTGAACTTCACGTAAGAAAGGCTCTACAATGTTTCTAAAGTTTGCTCTAGTGAACTCATCATTGAACTCAAATAGTTGAAACTTAGAAGCAGTAGCAATCGCTTTTTCTAAAACGATAAACAATCTTCTTACATTGATTCTGTCGAAAGCAGAAGGTGCTGATAATCCAGTTTTGTCACCAAATAGAACTGTACCTTGTCCTGGGAAAAACGTCACAGGATTTACTCTCTTAGGATACAATTGATCTCTTTGTGCTTTAGTTGGATTGTAAGCTAACTTAACTACACCTCGTACTTGACCTCTATTGAAGCCTGCAGGAGAGTACCAAGCGTCAGCTGTTAAGTCTGTTCTAGCAGCCAAACCAGCCATATCACCATTTAATGGTACATATCTGTAAACGTCACTATATCTGTCGTACATATATTTGTAACCGCTATCAAAAACTACATATGAAGATGAATTAATATTTCCATAAAAAGATGTAATGTTATTAGTGATTACAGTTGTGTTAGTTATATCAACAACGTGGTTTCTTGGAGGAGAAACAAACGCAATAGCGTCTTTTCTATCTTCAGCCAATTGTAAAAGATCATTTACGTGATTCTTACCATCGCCTGGAGTTCCTACCGTTTCATTAGGTGTTTTACCACCAATGATTAAACCAACATCAATCGTTTCAGAATCGCTAAACTTCTCATAAGCAGTTTTTAATTGGCCAGCTGTTACCGCTGTTCCATCGCTACCTGCTGATAGAGAGTTTGTTTCTGATAATGTGATTGCTGATGTGTTGTCAAAGTTTTTGTTAGCTACAGGAGAACCAAAACCATTAGTTACGCCTAATGTTGAATGATCCATCCAGTAGATGGAAGTTGATCTATTAAAGATTACAGTTGGGTAGTAGTTTATTCCACCTTCGCCTGTTTTAGAGTCAGAACCTTTTGATACTTTAGAGTAAGTTTCGATAACTTCTCCAACAGTACCTGAAATTCCGCCATCTTCGTCAACGACTACAACGTGTAGTTCATCATTAGATCCACCTCTTGCTGAAGCATAAGGCGAAGTGCCTGGAGCTCCATCAACATAATCATAATATTGCCATCTTCGTCTAACATTAACTCCGTTAGTCAAAGCAGCGTTTATTCCGCCTTGGCCTTCTTTTCTAACGATAGTAAGATCATTTGTAGATATAGCTGTTATTCTATATTCAAATCCATCTGTATAATCATTAGTAGCTGCTGTAGTTGAAAATGATATAATGTCGCCAACAGAAAACACTGCTCCGCTAGCTACTGTTACAGTGGTATCTCCGACCGCTGTAGCTGCATCACTTAAAGTTGTTACTGCTTGTTTTTCGTAAGCTTCCGCTGATTCACAAACAGAAACTTTTAGGTTATTACCCCAAAGTCCTGCTGTTCTAGCTGCCCATTGTCCGACAACGCCTTGTCCGTCAGCATAATTTGAAGTGTAATCTTCTGTATTATTGATTAGTACACTTGATCCTGCTACGTTAGCGTTTGATACACTTGTATTAGTTGCTCGTACTACTCTTAAAGCATTAGAGTATTGTAAAAAGTTAGCGGCAGAAAAAAAGTATTCAAAGTTATTTGAATCTGGTTTGCCGAAAGTTTCTACAAGCTCTTGTTCACTAGAGATAGACACGACCTCGTCTAAAGGTCCTTTACGAAATTCGCCAGCAAAAGCACCAATTGATGTGGATACTGCTGGTATAATTCTAGTTAAATCTTTTTCTTGTACGAGAACACCTGGTGATACTTGAAATGCCATAGGTATTTTCTCCTTCTTTTATTTGATAGTTACATTTAAATCAAAAGTCGTATTATTCATACGCCCATAATCAAAGTTTATTCTTGTAGATATTTATAATACCCACAAACTACACTATTCCCCTTTACGTACTACAGGATGCCATACATCTCCATATTCATCTGTAGTTGCTTCTTCGTGTGCATTGATTCCATCGTCCAAAAATCCAAATGGTGCCATATCTTGTTCTATTAAATTTTGTTGTTCCACATACATTTGTTGTCTAGCATTTGTGTTGGTTAATTCTTTAAAGTAGGCTTGGTTTGATAACCATCCAAATATAACTAAACACATCATTAAATCGTCATTACAACCATCTTCGGCCTGCCAACTTTGACCTCTTTTAGTAAAGGTGCTCATTTCTTCAATTACCTTAAAAGAATTAACAATCAATTTGTCACCCTCAATTAATGTCTTTATATTAGCACAACCTATTCTCTTAATTTGTTTAGTCATACGAACACCCATAGATGAACCACGTCCACTGTACATAGCTCCTAATAATTGACCAGCTCTTCCTTTTTGAGTAGTCATCATTATGTTTGGATATTCTATTTCAAAATTCAAAGCTTCAGCAATCTGTTGGCCAATATCATTCACTTCGGTTAATATATGAGCATTGTTATATCGTTTTGCCATTTCACTTATAATATTAGGAAAGATAAAAGGTCTTACTTCATTGTTTTTATAGAGAGCCACCACCTCATACGGCATTTGTGTAACATCAAAAATAACAAAAGCTGAATAATCTTTATCTACACCACGAGCCACATCTACAGTACAAACATAGGTACGACCGGCTATCGGTTCTTTATATTGTTCTACACTACCAGAAACCACCATAGGATTAAAGTAGGCCAACATTTGTATTTTAGATGGAGATATTAATGTATTGACACTACCTAAAAATTCACAGTTATGAGATATAACTCCATTAGAGATATATAAATTACTTAACTGAACATTTATAGGGTCATATAAAGATATTTTTTCATTTACTAATTCATTATATAAAACTTGCTTATCATCTATAAAATCTCCAATTTTTATATCTTTAGATAATCTTTTATCTTTTCCAAATGGGTGTCTAACTGAAACTTTTATTTCAGTTTCATCATCAAATATAATATGTTGATAAAAGTCTTTTTCTATTTTTTGTATTCCATCAAATGGGGAAAATCCATCAGGAGTTAGAATCTTATAATTATTTTGATTAACTCTTAACATTTGTCCAACTTTTTATATAAATCTTCTATTTTTATTTTACCTTTTTCGGTTTCCACTATGGTATCTCCATCTACACATTCAAACTCCTGTTGGAATTGTTCATCACTAGTATTTCTAATGGTCATTTCTTTCCAAGCTTGATCTCTACCTGGAACTTCTGACCAATGTACTTCTATAGGAACATAATCGTTTCTTTTTTCAGTTGAATCTGTCCACAACTTGTAAAACATATTCATACCATAAGGGGTAGATACAATTATCATTTTTGTATTTTTACCAGCAGAGATAGTAGGATAAACTGAACTAAAAAAAGATTCAGCAATATTACTTGGTACGAAAGCAAACTCATCTAAAAAAATAATGTTAAAAGAACCTCCTCGAATAGCAGAACTTGAAGTTGCGGCCGCTACAATAGAGGACTTGTTTTCTAATTCAATAGAGCCTTTGTTCCAATTGATAACACCTTGTTGTAACCATCTCGGTAAGTTTTCATAAGCAAGTTGTAATCTACCTAATATATCTCTAGCGGTAGATGATTTGTTTGCCAAAATAGCAATATTAGAATTTGGATTAAACAAAGCGTAATGTAAAAGATAAGAAATAGTTGTTGTTGATTTACCTGACTGTCTAGGAAGTTTACAGATAGTAAATCTATTATTGTGTATGGTATTAACTATCTTCTTTTGAAAGTCATACATATTAAATGGTACAAGACCTTCGTCCAGAGATACAATCTTTATATACTTCTCCATAAAGTAAATAGGATTGGTAGAACACTTTTGATATTCTACAATTTCCTCTTTGGTATATTCAACAGGTGTATTAATCTTTTTAAGATTGGGATTTCCTATCGTCAAAGATAGGCGTCATTAGCAGTGCCCATCATTAAACCTCCTTTCATTATGCATCATTTACGATTGCCTCTATGTGAGTATATCCAAGCTTCTTTGCTGTGGTTACTCGTTGATTTCCTTTTACTACACTATATTGCTTCTCTATATAGGGAACTCCACCAGCACCATATCGTTGTGTGGTAGATATAGTATGTTTTTGTACTTCTATTGGATCTATCATCTCAGCGCCATTGTATAAGTCTTTCAGTACCATATTATGTTCTTCGTAATATGTAATATAAGTTAGATCACTTATCGCTAGTGTTGTCTTCTTTGGGTGTGATGTCTTTGATTTTAGTATTTTCATTTTTTAACATCTTTTGTAATTCAGCAGTTGAACCTATAAAGAGAGCGTTCTTTATATTAGCGCCAGCAGTTTTAGGTAGGTCTTTTAAATCTTTTAATTTCTTTTGTAAGTCCTGTAACTTATCTATAGTATCGGCCACATTTTTGATACCATTCAAAGCAACTTCATATGCCCTAGGCGATTGGCCTTCTCTTGCTACATCCAAAATACCTTGTACGGCCTCTTGTCCTCGTTCTATTAGATTGTAATAATTTTCTCTACTATACGTGTAGTCGTTATCCAGGTCTGGAGATTCTATATTTTCTTTACGAGGCACTAAAGGTTTAAACTCTTTAGGTCCTTTAGGTTCTTTTGATTCAATACCTAAAATTTCATTGACTGATTCTTCTAATTTGCTCATAATACTATTTAGGGTGTATTAAAGCTTAACCCCTTTAAATTTACTAGGTAATCCTAAATGAGGTCTACCATCAAAGATATTATCTCCTGAACCTTTAGTCGCTTGATTATTGTAGTGTAAAAATACTTGACCACAATCTTCACCAATAAATGGATCTCTCCAATGTTCTAATAAAGATCCTTTGTATACCAACATATCTCCTGGTTTCAAAATAACTTTTGAACCTTTGGTAAAATCAGAAACATATTTGTCATCTTTTAGTCCGCCTTTTTTTGAATCTTTTTCTATAAAGATAGGCCAATCATCACCACCCAAATTCATTGTTGTTGATATTTCACAACTAAATCGGTCTTTATGTCTATGAAGTATATCTCCTTTTTTATAGATACGAGCATAAGCATACGTAGGTATTAATTTAAGACCTGTTTGTTTTTCCATAATAGGTTGAACAGCTAACAACAATGTTTCCATAGCAATATCCGCATAATGAGAATATGTGTTTGGTACTTGTTCGTCATTCCATACACCCCATTCAGTGGTAAAAGGTGATACAAATCTTTGGTCAAAAAAAGTTCTGGCTACTTGTCGTTTCATTAAAAAGTAGTTGTACACAAATTCGGCAACCTTAGGTTCAACCGCATTTTTAATTACGATAAAATTATTTTTAGTAAATTTACTTTTCATATTATTTCATTCCTTTCGCCGAGTTCACTATAAGGTTTCTTACCGCTTGTAAATTAAAATGTATAAATCTAAAATCTTCTACACCATCATCTACCGAATATTGATGTGGTACATATGACGGAAAGAATATTAATGTTCCAGGTTTTGGTCTATAATGAACCGAGTCTGTGCCAAATTGAATTGCTGATTTATCTTTCATTGGTAGTTTTGTCATCATAGCGCCTGGTCTAGGATCGTGAAATACCGGCATTGATGTTTTGTCACTACACTTTAAAAAATAAAATCCAGATATATGATTATCGTAATGACTGTGAGTATCGTGGTGTCCTCCACCAGATTTGGCAAACTCTTGTACCCAAAATTCTGTAAAGAACATTGTGTATTGAGCCATATCATATCCCCACTCATTCATTAGATTTAAAGAAGTAGCTCCAATATAAGCTTCCATTTCTTTTAATCCAGGATCTCCATTTAACGGAGTTGAGTGATAAGACATACCGTGGTCTTTTACTTTTTTAAAATCTTTTTTACCTAAAAACTTTTCTCGATCTTTTAGTTTAGGTGCTTCTCTTTTGTAAGCTTGATTTATAAACTTATCTGTTGATTTGATTGCGTTGGGTAACCATTCAGGTTTCTCAATTACATATATAGGTGTACTGAAATATACATCTGTTCTCAATGTGTCTTTATTTGCCATTACAGCCATTATAATCTCCTTATCATTATATATCCGTTATTTAAAAGGGTAACCTAAATTCCAAACTACCAATGAATTACGAACACCTTTGGTTACTGGTGCCACTCTATGCCACACAAAACTAGGAAATACAATAATAGAACCACGAGGACGAATTTCTATACACTCTTTAATCTTGGATTTTTTATCTCTTTCCCAATCTATTTGATTTCTAAAATCAAATTCTAAATTACCACCGACATACTCGTCTGGTTCTGTTAAAGAAATCGTAACAGATAATTTTCTAATCTTACCGTGATCTATAGGGTAAGTACCATCTTCATTTTGTTTTCTTTGATAAGGTTCTTCCCAACTATCACAATGCCAGCCATAATATTGGCCTACACCATATTTTGTAAATTGACAAGACTCTGACCAGTCCCATTCAAAATTCCAACCTGCTAATTTATTGGCCTCGTGTATGTATGGGTGAACAGCGTCATAAATCCACTTGTCGTTCATCCAGACAATATCTGAATCTCTTTTCTTTTGAATATTTTTGATTTCTTTGTTGGTAAGTTTACCGCCGGTTTCTACTTTTTTAGATACACCACCTGTAACGGCCATTTCGGCTTGGTGTTGTTTGCCATAGGCTACTATGTCATCACACATTCTTGGCGTTAAGGCCGACCGAAAATAATAATAATAATTCTTCAAATTCATTGTTTAATTCTCCACTCACTTCATTGTATTGTTATAGTATATATAACAGTTTTAATTACTGGAATTTGTATCTTATGATTACGATACCTGAGCCACCAGCAGCACCTGTAATGACTGATTGCCATTGTACGAATTTGTTTGTAAAAGAAGCAGAAGCTCCAAGAGCGATAGAAGTACCTGAAAGAGTAATTGAACTATTGCTTAATAATGCGTTAGTAATAGCAGAGTTTACTAATTTACCACTTGTAA